AGAGAAATCACTTCGCCACGTGCATTTCGAATAATCTGAGCATAGGCATTTCCCCATAATAAAAGATGACTCATCAGCGTCTCTCTAAACGCAAAAGAAGTCATCTCAGGATTTGGTTCATCATGAAGTAATTTATATAGCGGATGTTTTAGGTTTTTCTCCTTGCCACCTGAATCATTGTATTTATAGACATGAAGCGGAAGGCCAGCCAACGTCTCAGATAAGATTCTTACGCAGCTATATACCGCTGTCATTTGCATGGCGGTTTGCTCATTAACTGGCTTACCAGCGCTGGTGCTTCCAAAAAAGAAGCTGTATCGGCTTCCACCAAGAGCGTCTTTAGGCTTGTCTCGGGCCTTGAATATTCCTTGCAGTATTCCCACGGGCATCAACCTCCTTTCCTAAAATACGAGTAGTCCTCGATCATCATAAACGGAATTACCAGTTTCTCCACCACAGCGGATCGCTCGGTCAAGAGCCATGATTGTGGCAACAGCACCGTCAATCTTCTCTGTGGATTTCTCTTTGTCTGCTTTGATATTGCCAGCAGGATCGGTTCTAATAAAAATGTTATCCATCATCCAGCGGAGAACAGGGTGACCACCGTGAGCGATTTTCTGCTCTAGTGTGAGTTTCATTAGTTCCTTAGTTGGCGGAGACATATCTTTGAAGCCCTGACCAAAAGGGACAACGGTGAATCCTAAATTCTCTAGGTTCTGTGTCATCTGAACTGCTCCCCAGCGGTCAAAGGCAATCTCACGGATGTTATATTTCATTCCAAGTTCCTCAATGAATGTCTCAATGAATCCATAGTGGACAACATTGCCTTCGGTGGTCAGAAGGAAGCCTTGTTTTTCCCACACATCATAATTGACGTGATCCCGTCTAACCCTAAGGTCAATGCTGTCTTCTGGTATCCAGAAGTATGGAAGAACCACATACTTGTCATCCTCATCCTGCGGAGGGAAGACAAGTACAAAGGCTGTAATATCAGTAGAAGATGATAAGTCCAGCCCGCCATAACAGACGCGACCTTTGAGGGCTTCTGGATTAACGGGGAATGCACAGGCATCCCATTTATCCATAGGCATCCAGCGAATAGCCTGCTTAACCCATTGATTGAGTCGAAGCTGCCTGAAGCTGTTTTCCTCAGCGGGGTTTTGTCTAGCAGATTCATAGGCCATTTTTACTTTATCCATGCTGACAGTGATGCCAAGGGATGGGTTTGCTTTCTTCCAGACCTTTGGATCGGACCAGTCATCTTCAAGATCTGCGCCATAAATGACGGGGTAGAAGGTAGGATCGTTCTTTCTTCCTGCCATGATGTCCAGGGCTTTTTGATGAACCTCCCAGCAGATACTGTTTTGATTATCACCTGCGGTAGTGATTAGAAAGTATAAGGGTTGCATCCTTGCATCACCACTACCTTTGGTCATAACATCATAGAGCTTTCGGTTTGGTTGAGTGTGGAGCTCATCAAATACAACCCCATGGGTATTAAAACCGTGTTTGTTTCCAACATCGGCAGAAAGCACTTGATAGATGCTTCCAGTAGGTTGATAGATCAGTCTTTTCTGTGAGTCCAGAATCTTTACCCGCTTGGATAAGGCTGGGCACATTCGCACCATGTCTGCTGCCACGTTAAAAACGATGGAGGCTTGGTTACGATCCGCAGCGCAGCCATAAACCTCAGCACGTTCTTCATTATCACCACAGGTTAAGAGCAGGGCAACAGCCGCCGCAAGCTCACTTTTTCCCATCTTCTTTGGTATCTCTACATAAGCAGTATTAAACTGGCGATAACCATTTGGTTTTATGGTTCCAAATAAATCGCGGATGATTTGCTCTTGCCAATCTATCAGTTCAAAGGGCTTTCCAGCCCAGGTTCCTTTGGTGTGGGAGAGGCATTCAATAAAACCTACTGCATAGTCCGCCATCTCCTTGCTGTAATGAGAATCCTTCGCCATGTAAGAGGTTGGTTTATACTTCTTTAGTTTTCGGATATGCGGATACCTCCTTTAAAAAGACATAAAAAATAGACCCTAAGGTCTTCTGTAACGAGGAAAAGAGCCATACAGCCCTGTTCCTTTATGCGTTTTATCTTGTTGTTAATTGTATTTCTTCATGAATATTTCAAGTGCAGCTTGCGCATTGGCGTCGATGGGTTCAATGTCCCAGCCTCTATCAAAGTTTGCAATGATCTGGCCATCTCGCTTTAACATCAGTTTTGATATTCTACCCTCATCAATGCCGTAAGGGGAGCCTAAGTCAAAGCTTTTAATCCAGTAGTGAATGGTTCTGTTTTCGACTTCGATTTTACCTTCTCTCCACATGGTCTAAGTCCTCCTTAAATGCTAACCAAGATGGCTGGTAGAATTTGCTTTTCGCCGGTCTGCCAGTCAGTGTAGCTTGTCTTAACCTTGGTAAGTCCGTCTATCCTACAGCCGTGTTTTTCAAACTCGGCAAGGGTTGCGATCAGTCCTGAGAAGGTGCTTGAAATGGTAATGTGGTCAATTCCGTACACTCTGCAAGCTTTAACAATGGGTTCAATGTCGTAATCCCAAATGACCTCAGAAAAGTCGATGGTGTCGTTTCCTGCTTCCTTGCTTCTTTCATAGGCCCAGTACATGGTGCTGTTGATTCCTGATTCCTTAAAGTTTGAGCCAGTTGATTTGGCTTCTTCAAATGCTTTGATTTCTTTCATGTTCTCATCCTCCATTTAGTGTGGTTTTGTTTTGGTATTACATATATCACTCTAAACGAGAATAATAGCAAGTCATTTCTGTAGTAATAGAGCAGGTTTCTGTGTAGAGGCTAATCTTCAATCCCACAGTAGCGTGGATAGTCATAGCCTTCAGGATTGGTGAGTATCTTTTCACCAGTGTCTTTGTTAATGACCCTAATGCATCGAAGCTCACCTTTTTCATTGGTGCCACCATCTGACTTCTTGATCCAGGGCTGATCCTCAAGAAAATCACTGGTGAACTTTTTAAACTCTGCATCAGTAAGTTCAACTTCTCGAATCACAGTGTAATCAGAACCAATGACGCCATCTTCTTTTGCCTCTTCGGTTGCTTCTTTTAGTTCCTTAAGGTTGTAGAACTTTCGACCAAATAGTGCCTTCATTGCTATGCCTCCTCCCTGGACTTTTCATCAATTACTTTGCAGGAATCAATGCCGTAAACCACATTCAAGCTGCTGCCGTTATCCCACTGAACCATGATGGAGCCTGTGTCATCCACTGCCCACACGGTGCCTTTTGTGCCCGCTGGTGGTGCTTGCACATCATCCATCCAAAGGAGCTGAACCCTGGCTCCAGCGGGGTATTGTTTGCGGAGGTGGGCCAGTCTTTCTTTACTGATCGGTTTCACTAGGAGCACCTCCTTTGAAAGCACTGCTTCCTGAGAGGTTCTGAAGAAGAATCTTTCTGTTTGTTTTGAATTCCTCTCCAATAAAGCCGAGGCGGAGAAGGAAGCACCTAAATGCGTACTTTTCATTATCGACTTCTTTCTCTTTTACGGTGATTCTCTTTTGGGTTTTCGCCATCTCACAAAGCTTTGTAATGAACTGGGAGTAGGCTTTTATCTCATCTGGATTTGGCAGCTCTGAAAACCAAGGGAAGCTTATGCGTTCCTCGTCGGCTTCAATGGGAAGGGATTCCACATCAAGCGCTTTCTTGATGAGGCTGCCTTTTGCCTCTAACAGTTTAGCTAGCTTATCCAGGTCTTCATCGGAAAGCGAGTCTTTTGGTATCTGGATGATGAGTCCAGTTTCCTCGGTCTCCGCTTCAGCAAGAGCGGGTTCATCTACCTCAGCTTCAAACCCTGCATCTTGCAGCTTTTTCATCAGCGTCTTGATATTGTCCTGATCCAATTCGTTGTCAAAGGTAAGTTCACCGTCTTTTCCGATGTGGTAAGGTCCCACCTGGTAAGCGCAGGATGGAACACCCAGGTATTTTGAGGGAACCTCTGTGATTTCGCTGATGAGTTTCACCAGCTTTTTACGTTCGTTACCGGTTACGTTATAATTGATTTTCATGGTATTGACCTCCTTGTTTTTGGCTTACTACATATATCACTCTAAGTGATATTAATAGCAAGTCTATCTTTCGATAGTTGTGTTATTTATTTTCAGGGAGGTCACTGTAGCGGTATTCTTTGCCGCCACGCAGGAGATAAACGTCATCTGAAGACTGTGCTCCAGAAATAAATCTTTCAACTATAACGTCACAAAACTTCTCATCAAGCTCAATGGTATGACAAATCCGCTGGGTCTGGTCACAGGCAATGAGGGTACTGCCAGAGCCGCCAAAAGGATCAAGGACGATGCAGTTACTGAGACTTGAATTAAGGATTGGATGGGCCACAAGAGCCACGGGCTTCATTGTTGGATGAGAGCCATTCTTCTTAGGTTTTTCAAATTCCCAGATGGTCGTTTGTTTTCGATCTGCGTACCAGTTGTGTTTGCCTTTTTTCTTCCACCCAAAGAGCACCGGTTCATGCTGCCACTGGTATGGAGATCTACCAAGGACCAACGATTGCTTTTTCCAGATACAGGTGCCAGAGAGATAGAATCCAGCTTCAGAAAATGCCTTTCTAAAGTTCAGCCCTTCCGTATCTGCGTGGAAAACATAGATAGAGGAGTCCTGCGTCATGACGGCTTCTGTATTGGTAAAGGCCGCCAGTAGGAATTCATAGAAAGCAGAATCACCCATATTGTCGTTTTTGATTTTACCGGCAGAGCCTTCATAGTTTACATTGTAAGGGGGATCTGTCACCACTAGGTTTGCCAGCTTTCCATCCATGAGAAGCGTGAAGGTTTCTGCCTTTGTAGAATCACCGCAAACCAGTCTATGGGGACCAAGCTTCCAG